TACTGAGACTTCTTATTGGCAGGGCACCAAAGCACAGGCGAAATACTCCATCGCAGTTGACCCACCGGAGAATGTTTCCGTTCCGAGTGTCACAATTGATCAATACAAGCTGACGGCATCTCTTGAGAACATCTCGGATGCAAGAGCTGATCAGATCGAGTTTCAGGTGTATAACGGGACCAAGCTTGTTAATTCGGGCTTGGTTACCGTTGTTACCTGCCAGGCGTCTTTCTCTTGTGATGTAGTCGCCGGCGGTGAATACCGAGTTCGCTGCCGCGCTGTTAACTTGAATGGCACCACCAAGGTGCCTGGTGCATGGTCCAACTTCTCAAATACACTTAAGTCAGTTCCTTCTGCTCCAAGCGAGATCACGATCTGCAGAGCGGCATCCGAGACGTCTGTATATTTGGAATGGACTGCGGTCGATACCGCAGAAACATACGATATCGAGTATGCGACTGAAGAAAGATATTTCGACAATTCCGATCAAACGTCGACTACGACCGGCATCAAGTTTAACCATTTCGAGAAGACGGGTCTTCAAACTGGCGATGAGTATTTCTTCCGCGTTCGAGCAGTTAATGAGAAGGGCGAATCCCCTTGGTCGGGAATCAGGTCCGTATCAATTGGTAAGAAGCCGATTGCGCCCACAACATGGTCATCTACTACGACTGCGGTTGTTGGCGAAGATATAACTCTCTATTGGGTTCATAATGCTGAGGATAATTCCACTCAAACTTATGCTGAGCTAGAATTGACCATTAATGGGACGACTGAGATGAGAACCATCAAGAACGATCGACCTAAGGAAGACCAGGATAAAACCAGTTCGTATGTAATCAAGACCGTTACTTTCTATGAGGTAACCAAAAGTGGTGCCACATATACGGCTACCACGAATATTCTTGAAACCGAACCTTCTGGGGGGACTGCAACTGGATCTAAGACCACTACTGGTCAGGATGTATATTCTTATACTGACTCTTCTGGCGCTACTGCATACTATTGTAAGAAGTCTTATATATTTGCCGATGGTGCCAAGATCAAGTGGCGTGTCCGTACTGCTGGCGTAACTAAGACCTATGGTGATTGGTCCATACTTCGGAGTATTGATATTTATGCCCCTCCTACCCTCACCCTTTCAATGATTGACGGCGACGGAGACGCTATCAATACTGTTACCACATTTCCGTTTTATATTTCCGGTCTGGCAGGTCCAAAGACTCAAGCTCCAATCGGATATCATTTGACTGTCTCCGCAGACACTGCTTATGAGACCGTGGATAGCGTTGGCAACACGAAGACAGTTAATGCTGGCGCTGCTGTATATTCGAAGTATTTCGATATTAATACGCCGCTAATGGTCGAGTTTTCTGCCGGGAACATTGATCTTGAAAACGGGGTTTCTTATACCGTTACCTGCGTTGTTTCAATGAACTCGGGTCTGAACAAGGAGAGCACCCTTCCCTTTACCGTGGCTTGGTCTGATACGTCCTACAATCCGAATGCCGGTATCGCAATTGATTCGGATGCACTCGTGGCTTATATTCGTCCAGAATGTCGAAACGATGACGGCAATCTTGTGACTGGGGTTACTCTTTCCATTTACAGACGTGAGTATGACGGTGATTTTACCGAGCTTGCTAAGGGACTGAGTAACGAAAAGAACATTGTCATAACCGATCCGCATCCTGCGCTCGATTATGCTCGATATCGGATTGTGGCTACCACCGACTCGACTGGGGCTATTGGTTTCAATGATATTCCCGGTTATCCTGTGGGCGGAAAAGCCGTGGTCATTCAATGGGATGAGGAGTGGAAAGAATTTGATTCGTCCATAGGCGGTCCGCTTATGGATCATCCTTGGACAGGGTCCATGCTTAAACTCCCATATAACATTGACGTATCTGATGGGTATAACCAAGATGTATCTCTGATCGAGTATGTCGGAAGATCGCACCCAGTAAGTTACTATGGGACACAGAAGGGTGTGACCGCCACTTGGAATCTCGAGATTCCTAAGGAAGATAAAGAGACCCTTTATGCGCTTCGTCGTCTTGCCGTGTGGCTTGGCGATGTATACGTCCGTGAGCCTTCTGGAAGCGGATACTGGGCGAGTGTCAAGGTGTCTTTCAGTCAGAAACATTGCGAAGTGACCATTCCAGTAACATTATCCATTACTCGAGTCGAAGGAGGGGTGTAATATGCCTAATTGGGCAGAATCGATGCAACAGTCATTCGAGTATTATGTGGTCGATCCTGGTACTTGGAAAGAAATTAAGCGTCTCGATAACGTGAAATCTTGCTCCATTAACCGCGACCTTGAAACCGATACGCTTGGGTCTGCAACTATTGACGTTACTCAGTCGGTCGGCGAAGAGTACATTCGAGTGTACCTTGTGACGATTCAAAATGGACTAAGAGAGCGTCATCCGTTGGGCACTTTCTTAGTCCAAACCCCCTCCTCTACCTTTGACGGGAAGATTCGACAGGTTACGATGGACGCGTATACTCCGCTTATCGAGCTCAAGGAGAACAAGCCGCCTCTTGGATATTCTATCATGAAGGATCAGAATATTATGAACATGGCTTATGTAATCGTTCGGGAGCGAATGCGCGCTCCAATCGTTGCAGCAGAATGTTCTGAGACCCTCTACAGCGATTTCGTTGCAAACACTGATGATACGTGGTTCTCCTTTGTGAAAGACCTGATTGCGAACGCAAAGTACAATCTTGAACTCGATGAGATGGGACGAGTCTTGTTTTCTCCTAAGCAAGAGCTCGCCTCTTTGCAACCGGTATGGACCTATGATGATTCAAACAGCTCAATTCTTTATCCTGAAATGTCAATGAATCATGACTTGTATGGCATCCCAAATGTTGTGGAAGTTATATATTCCGATGGCCGAGACTCGTACTACGCAAAAGTCGTCAATGATGATCCGAATAGTCCTACTTCTACGATCAACCGTGGTCGAGAGATTATTTATCGAGACACTAGCCCCAGCCTGGCCGGTATTCCGACAGATGCCCAGATTCAAGAGTATGCAAGAGAGTTGCTGAAGGCGCTATCCACAGTCGCTTATTCAGTAACGTATACTCATGGCTACTGTCCGGTTCGGCTTGGAGACTGCGTTCGAATAAATTACGCGCGTTCTGGAGTAACCGACGTAAAAGCGAAGGTGATAAGTCAGACGATCAAGTGCGAACCCGGTGCTCCTGTCACGGAGACAGCCATATTCTCAAAAAAAGTTATGGGGTGATAGAACATGAGTTTGTCAAGTGATCTGGTATCCCAGTTTGCTAAGATGGCCCAACCCGCCAAGAAAGAGCAAACTGAAACCACAGTATATGGCACGGTGGTTGTATACGAAGGGGCTACCTACGTCAAGCTGGATGGCTCCGATCTGATGACCCCCATTGAGACTACGACCGACGTAAAAAGCGGAGAACGAGTTACCGTGATGGTTAAAAACCATACGGCCACCATCACAGGTAATCTTAGTTCCCCCGCAGCTAGAAGTGGCGATGTAAAAGAGCTTGGGGACCAAATTTCAGAGTTCGAAATTATCATTGCCGATAAAGTTAGCGTCGAACAGCTTGAAGCTGAGATTGCACGTATTGACACTTTGGTTGCCGAGAACGTAACCATCAAGGAGCGTCTTACCGCAACTGAAGCAAGCATTGGGTCTCTTGAAGCAGATAATGTAGTCATCAATGAAAAATTAACGGCGCACGATGCTTCTATTGAGAACCTTGAAGCAACGAAGATCGATGCTGAGGTTGTTGAGTCAACATATGCAACCATTGAGAATTTGGAAGCGACAAATGCTACCATCAATAATCTTGAGGCTACGTATGGTGACTTTAAAAACCTGGCGACCGACAAATTCACCGCTATTGAAGCTGATATTGATGACCTTGAGGCTAAGAAATTGTCTGCTGAGCAAGCCGACTTGAGATATGCTAATATCGAGTTTACCAATATCGGTAAGGCTGCTATCGAGAACTTCTATGCCAAATCAGGTATCATCAAGGATCTTGTCATTGGCGATACAACCGTAACTGGTAAATTGGTTGGTGTAACCATCATCGGCGATCTTATCGAGGGTGGCACTATCAAGGCCGATAAGCTGGTTGTCCTGGGCAGTGACGGCTTATACTACAAACTGAACACTGACGGTATGTCCGTATCTGCGGAACAAACCGAGTATAACAGCTTGAATGGTAGCATTATTACAGCCAACACAATTACAGCAGAAAAGATTAATGTTAACGACCTGGTGGCATTTGACGCAACGATCGGTGGCTTCACTATTGGAGACTCCTCTATATATTCCGGAGTCAAATCGTCTGCGTCTAACACGACCCGAGGGATATTCTTGGGTAGTAATGGTGAGTTAAACGTTGGCGATGAGACCAATTACTTGAAGTATTACCGGGAAGTTACTGATGCAACGATCTATCAGGTAACTAAGAGGACTCTCATTTTCAAAGGCGAATGGAATTCTGCTACTGCCTATACGGTAGACGATGTCGTGACCTTCAATAGTGACTACTACGTTGCAACGGGTGATGCCACTGGAATGATCCCTGATACCGATCCCGGCTGGGAGCTTCTCTCCAGTGGCCCTTATGACGGCGATGTCTATACCAAGACAACAACCGTTATATCTGCCGAACCCACTGGAGGAACCGCGCTGGGTGTCGCCACCACGACCGGAGAAGAAGTATATTCGTACGTAGATGGGAGCACAACCAAGTATTATTGCCAAACCGGATCGGCAACATACAAACTTGCTATTTCGGCCGAAAGCATGATATTTAGTGCTACTGGTAAAACCGTGGATGACACCATCGGTGATGTACAGACATCGTTCAGCCAACAGAACGCTGAGACCATTGCAGCATGTAATGAAGCAATTGCAGAGGCTCTCGAAGGTTATGTGGAAAACGGCGACTATACACAGTTTAAAGAAAGTGTAGAGGCGCAGCTTGCCATCTTAGGCGATCGAATTACGATGAACTTCAACACCACGATCGAAGAAATCTCAAGTGTTGATGGCGAGGTTACAAGCAAGTTCACTGAGCTCTACAAGTATATCAACTTTACCCAAGACGGTATTGAAATTAGTGCCGGGGATAATGCTCTTAAGCTTATCCTTGATAATGACATGATATATTTCGAACAGAATGGTGTCCAAAAAAGTTGGTGGGACGGAAACGACTTCCATATTGGTAACATTATGGTTGACGTATCTGAGAGAGCACAGTTTGGTAACTTTGCATTTATCCCGAGATCTGATGGATCTCTTATGTTCCTGAAAGTAAATGACACATAAGGAGGTTAACGGTTAATGGCTTTGTCAGGAAGTGTATCGACAAACACCGGTATGGATGGCCGGTATTACAAGTTGTCATGGACCGCAACCCAATCCATTGCAAATAATACATCGACCATATCTTGGACTCTCGACGCCGTTGGCGCAGGCAGCAGATGGGAGGCAGAGCGAACTGTCTATGTCAACATCGATGGTGCCAGCGTTTATAGCAAAACCGCTTATGTAGAACGATATGCTGGTCGAGTTGCTAGTGGCACAAAAACCATTACACACAATACCGACGGGTCAAAATCGTTTGCAGTTAGCTTGGGGGCAGCCGTTTATTATTCTAGCGTGACCTGTACGGGCTCTGCTACATTCTCGCTGAATACGATCGCCAGAGCATCTGGACTGACGGTTTCAAACGGCACCCTTGGTACTGCACAGACTCTGACTGCCGATCGTAAAGCATCGAGTTTTACGCATACCCTAACCTGGACGTGTGGATCTTATAGCGGAACGATCGCAACTAAGTCGACCGCCACTTCCTGGTCTTTCACTCCGGAGATCAAATTGGCCAGTGGCGCTCCGAACGGAACGCAAGTATATTGTAGTTTCACCCTTACTACATATAATGGTTCGACGACAGTTGGTTCTGTCACGAAATCCGTATGGCTTACAATTCCGAGTTCGGTAAAACCGAGTATCAGCAGTATAACTGTTGCGGATGGGAAAGGATATTTGGCCACGTATGGTGGCTATATCCAGGGTCAATCGACACTACAGATAACCGTGAATGCGGCCGGTGCAAATGGATCAAGCATCTCTTCGTACTCGACCTCTGCAAATGGGTCCACCTATGGCAGCAATCAGTTCACAACCGGACCGATAAAGAATTCGGGGACCGTAACGATTAGCTCGACTGTTAAGGACAGCCGAGGCCGATCCGCGTCTCTATCCAAGAGCGTTACCGTTATTGCATACAGCATTCCGAAGATTACGCAGCTGAAAGTTCAGCGATGCAATCAGGACGGAAGTGCCAACGACCTGGGCTCTTATGCAAAGATCACATTTACGTACTCCGTAACAAGCTTATCTAATAAGAACTCAAACACTTGTGTTCTGAAATACAAACAGTCCAGTGCCACAGCCTGGACCTCTGTTACAGTTACTCCGACGTCATACAACATGACCTATAGTGGCGTCTTTGCAATGGACGAGGGCCACTCGTATGATGTCTCCGTGACAGTTACAGATGCATTCACAAGCGCTAGTGCGGCCACATCCGTATCTACCGGTTATTGTCTGTATCACATTCCGAGCTCCGGTAAAGGTATCACGTTCGGCGGTATTGCTGAATCCGATGGCTTTAACGTCAAAATGGAGTCTGAATTTACCGACGATGTGTCCGTGAAAGATGCTCTCTATATGGGTGGCGCCGGTGGCTCGTTAAGCGACGCCGAGAAAGCCATTTCGTTCCAAAATACAGCAAATGCTACTAACAAGCATAATGTAAAGATATTTGGTGGAGATTCTGGTTCCCAAGTTGCCTGCGGTATCCAAGACGTAAAGAACAACCGTCGTGTATGGGACTATAACGATAGCGCAAACAAGGTTACAGTTGGGCCGCTCACGCACTTTGAAAATGGCATAACAGAAACCATTCAAGTTCAACCGTCCGGAAACTGCAACGATCTCACAACTAGCGGCAATTATTATATTGGTGTTAATGGAACAAATAGACCAGTTGTGATAAATGGGTGGCTTACTGTTAAGTCATTTGGAGACCAGAACACTTGCTACCAGGAATTCGTAACGTACCAAGGCGAACGCTATCAGCGATGGAGAACCAATGGAACGTGGTCTGCTTGGACGCGAGATTATGGACAAAAGCTTTTATGGGAAGGCAATGTTTATATGAACGGTTCCCAAACTGCCACTCTAGCCGAAAAGGTAAGTGCCCAGCAAAATGGAATCGTTCTAGTATTTGCACGATTTGTTAGCGATACTACCAATCCCGTTGACCAGTTCAGTTGCCATTTTGTTCCAAAAATGGCTGTTTCACTTCAGGGCGGTAAAGGCTTCTCCTTCCACATAACGGACCATTGGAATCAGGGCGTTAAATATCTCTACATACAAGACGCAAAGATCATCGGTAATGCCAACAACTCGGTTTCGAAGACCGTTGGCGGTTCCACGTACACAAATAACTATTATGTTATGCGGTATGTAATCGGCGTATAAACAACATTTTAGAAAGAACGGTGGTGAATAAATCATGAGCGACACAGTTCTGGTCGCCATTATCACTGGCGCCATGACCCTTATTGGAGTCATTATATCTACATGGAGTAGTAATCGATCAATAACAAAAGATCTCAACGATATCAAAGAAGAGAACAAGCACCAATCTCTGGATATCCTTAGACTTACCGTGATGAATCAAGACATGCCCGTTTCCGAGCGACTTATTGCTGGAAAGAAATATCTCAACCGAGGCGGAAATGGTGACGTAAAAATGTATTACGAGAAATTGGTCGAAGAACATACAAAATAAGGAGGTATATTAAAATGAAGCTGTCTAACAAGGTTTATGATGTTCTGAAGTGGATCGCTCTGTATCTGCTTCCTGCTCTGGGCACTCTGTATTTTGCCCTGGCTGGTATTTGGAACTTCCCCTATGGCGAGCAGGTGGTGGGCACTATCACTGCTGTGGACACTTTCCTGGGCGTTCTGCTGGGCATTAGCAACGCACAGTATCAGAAGGCTAAAGACACGATTGAGCAGTAACTAAAGAAAGAGGGTCCGTCACTATGACAGGCCCTCTTCTTTTTATTTTGGTATCATGTATGCTCGTATGAATGGGGCCTTACATGATACCTAAGTTGGCAAAACCACGTCATATAAGGCTTTACGATCTCAGCGTCAACTTTATTTTATACTGCGGCGAGTAGATTTTCATTCCCTTACCAGTCGTCATGTTATATTTAGAGGCATTGGCTTTTGTGATACGCACATTTGGTCCGCGATCATAATCTATGCGCTCGATTATGTCTCGGAGATACTGGTTCTTGATCTTGGCAGGTATCTCCGGATCTTCTAAAGCGTTTAGAGCATCCGTAAACTTTACTATCTTTTCTTTATAATCAATCTTGACCGGAATGCTATCTTGGGCTTTGCAAAGGGCGTCTTTAACTTCTTCTTTCTCTTTTAACAACTGCTCGTTTAAAGTTTGGAATATTTCGCTAGGCATTCTTTGCGCCGGATCTGGACTAGTTTGAGCTTTCCATTGAAGTATCTCTTGCGCTGCTAGATCTTGCAATTTCTTCTCAAGATTGGCTACAAGATTTTCATGTAACTTATTAGAGTTGTCCTGCTCTGAATCTACCAACATCTCAAAATCGGCAATGCATTTGCTAAGCGAGGTACGTACGTAATCCATGACTTCTCTAAAATCGGCAGAACCGCTCTTACAATGCACTTGATTATTGCATCTTAGTTTTGGCGGCGCATATTCAATCCCGTTCTTTACATAAGTGTTATAGCCTATCTTAGAACCGCATTTGCAATATATGATTCCGCTAAAAGGATTCTTAAGCGTTGTATCTGTTCTGGTTCTATGCCGATGACCTTTGATCTCGGCTGCTTTGTCAAATAATTCTTTGGATATTATGCCATCATGCTTACCTTCAAATACCAGGTATTCATCGATATTTACTTCAAGAGGATCTTCAGCAATCTTCTTAGCTTTAGGACGTAATATTTTAACTTCTTGATCCTCTATCGTTTTGATGGTTTGTCTCCAGTTCCATCTTACGCAACCGATATAATGTACATTTTCAAGCATGTCGAAGATCATACTTGGCTTCCATCGATCTTTCTTATCTCTTGTCTTAATATTCATAGATTCGAGTCTTCTGCAAATGGCCGTTGCTCCTATGTCTTCGGTGCAGTACCAGTGAAAGATCATTCTAACCACGTCAGCTTCGTCTTTCTTCTCAGCAAGTGTAAAGCAATCTTTATTTCCGTCTTTTATAGGTACTCTAATAAAACCAAACGGCGCCACAGAGCCTACGTAGTTCCCCGCTTTAACACTCGCTAGTTTTCCTTGTCTCTGGATCTTTTTGAAATATTCCAGATATTCATTACCTTTCTTTAGTTCTCTTTCAAAAGCGTCCCTATCATATTCATCACGCAAGTCATATACCCTGTATGGTGTGATTACGTACGTATTCGAGTATCGCAACAGCTTTATAAGTCGTCCAGCATCCTCTAAATCGCCACGAGATAGACGCTGCACGTCCACAACAAGTATTGCTTTGATTGCTGGGTTTTCTATAGCTTTTAGTAAACGAAGCATCTCGGGACGCTCATCAATCTGCTCGCCACTCCCAACTTCTTGATATTTGTTCTCGTCTGGTATTTCTCCGCCTAAATAATTCTCTGCATACTCTTTTAATATTTGAGCATGCCTCGCAAGGACCTCCTCAACCGATAATGATTTGTCATCAAATCTGGATTTTCTGTCATACTCCAACGTTTCATGGTTATAAAACTTCGGATATTCTTTGTACATTGGCGTTCTTCCTTCCCGAGTTGTTTTTTTTTGGTACTGCCGGGTTTATATTTGGCATCACCTCCTTCGCGAAAATTACAACTTGTATTATGAGAGAAAGAGAAAATTACCTCGATTGGAAGAGGCCAAGCCGTAACAAGTATCAAATGCGGAGCAGGTT